GCGTAACGCGTCCCATCGCACACGGTGCACCTCATCCGTCAACGACAGAAGCCGATTTGTCCAAGCCCAGAGAACAGGCACCCCATGGGCAAGAGAGGCCTCGCACAAGGCGACACCCCTGGTCCACTCAAGAGCGAACCGCGGTTCGAGAAGATGGACGTGTGACGCAATCCCGTGGGAAATGACCTTGCGCCACTCGCGAACCATCGTCCAACCGCCCTCACACCAAACAGGGGCCGACTGGCCAAACCTGACACCCTCGAGGTAATCCACCGGAGACTCCAGGGTCATCTCATGACCCGAAACCTTGAGAGCCGTGGCAGCGAATACCGGGACGACCCGAAGCATGTCAGCCTTTCTGAGAAAGAGGAGTGCATTGTCGCCATCGACGAGTGTGTCCCAGACAGAAAGGCCTAGAGAGGACATACACCCGACGACGACAGCCAACATGACAAGGGAGTTACCCATGCCAGTGTTGAAATCTCCACTTGCTCGACCTGCTTCGCGAGAGAACCGCACACCACAGCTAGTGACCCCAAAGTTACGCAACTGGTGATTCAGTACACGCCGCAAGTCCCCGTCACCAGGGTAGGCGGTGGCGTATACCAGGTGTTCCTGAACCAGTTGCCAGAGATCCAGATGGGCCTCGAAGGCTTTCCCATCAACTTCCATCACCACGCAATCGGGCACCTCGTAAAACTTACGAGCTATCAGGTTTGCCCTCTGCCGTGGCGACAACCCCTTCGCCACAACTCTGGAGTTTCCGGCACCGGAGAACGCCGACCGACGTAGGTTTCCCCACAGCCAGTGCTCGAACGGCTTCAGCCAAGACGCCAAGCATAGGTTGTACCTAGGTGACCTCGGAAAAATCATCCTAGGCTTCGCCAACGAACCTATGTGGCGCTTCTCAGCCTTCAAGAACGCTCTCAACTTGTAATCCGACGAGCTCAACGGACCATCAAGCATCAAAGAACGTTCCGCCTCAAGGTACCTCCTGCGCATAGCACCCGTGTAAGAATGCGCAGTCTCCAGATAGTCCCATCTTGACCCGCCATATCGAGCGACAACCCTTCTAATGCAAGCAAAGGCACTCAGAACAGGTTGGCGGTCGCCCACAGCCGAGCCGGGCG